TATCAATCTGCCCGTCGCGTTGCGCGATTGCGTCGTCTTTGATGGAGATCAGTTTGTTGACGCTCTCCATCTCGGATAGGAGCCGGCCGTCGCATTGCCCGCTCTCGAACTCTTTGCCGACAAGGAAGCCAGACCCAAACGTGGCCATTGCCCCGACGATCGCTCCAACGATCATGTAAGGATTGATCATACCCATGCACTCCCGGTTCCGAACTCACGTTGCGCGCGGCGGTGAGCGACTTGCAGTTTGTTTGAAAAATAGTCGACCTGCCCCCGGCCATTGTACAGGGCAGCCACCTTGCGGAAGTCACCCGCGCGAAGGGCTTCCAGACCGCCAGCCATTTTCAGATACCGAATGGCGCAATCAAGGTGATTGATCTCGCCCTTGTACATGTGATTGATCATGTCCAGCGCATCGCGGAAGCCAAGGTTCGGACCCCACTTGCCTAGGATTTGGAAGCCGCCCCAAGAGACGCCCTCAATGACTTTCGGATGGTGCTCGTATGCCGTGTTGAGCATCCCCCATTGTCCGGCCTGATTTTCAAAGTAGGGGTGCCACTTGATAGGCTTGATAACCGGAGGGTTACTGCGGCGGTGCCAGCGGCGATAGGATAGCGGGACTTTCAGCTCCACGCCATCATGCACCCAATCGAACAGCTTACCCGTGAGGGCGCCATTCGTGCGCTTGTGGACTTGGTGCGGCTCATACAAAATCGTCAGCCGCCCGTGTGCGTTGAAGCCCTGCCCTTTGCTTTCGACTTGGTGGAACGCTTTGAGCATAGCCGGATCAATGTTCAGAGCAGCCCCGGCATTGCGGAAATCCTGCTCTGTGATCCCTTGCATGTTACGACGCTGCAAAGCAAAGAGCTTGGCCACGCGATCATAGTCCATGGCTAGCTTTGATTGCTGTCTAAGAAAGTCCAGTGTCCAGCGCATTTCAGCCCCCGGTTTCGATTAAGGTTGCGGCGGGTCTTCTGGCGGGGTCTCGGCAGGCCGGAACGCCTCAAGGCCGTAAGTTGCGATCAGCCCGCTCATGGCGGTCAACGCCTCGACCTGCTTGCCGTCGAAGCCCTGCGTCATGATGTGGTCGCAGCAATCAAAATAGATTTTCTGCTCGGCGGAAGTTAGAGGCGTCTCTTTCGTGCTAAGAGCGCCGTAAGCCTGAAGGATGCTCGCAACTGAAGAAACCTCCGATGAGAGCCCCGCGTCATGAATTGTGACCTTGAGATCGAGTAAAGCTGGCCTTGACATTTATCTGCCCCTTTCTTTGCCCATTGAGACCTCATAGCAGAGGTCGATAGATTTTTACAGTCGGGCTCTAAGCCGCGACCAATCGAACATTACACGCGACCTGAATAACCTGACCGGTGTCATCATCCGTGACATTGCAATAGGCGGTCGCGTTGATCTCATCGCCCGCCGCCATCGTCTTTGTGAACGCCTGCGTCGCGCTCGATGCTGATTGCGTGAAGCCGATGCCATAAGATGGGTCCATTGACCAAAGATAGCTGTAATTCCCCGAGCCGTTTGAGCCCGCTGCGGTCACAACGTTAGACGTACAAGTTCCCGCGCCGAAGCGGAAACCGTAGGCATAGGATGGGCTGATCGTCGCGCTGAATGTGCCTGATCCTCCAACGTCCGCAACCTTGTACCAAGTTCCGCCGGTGTAGAATTGCAAGTCATTGTTTGTGGTGTCCGTGTACCATGACCCTTCCGGCGGTGACGCTGGACGGCTTGCAAGGGGGCCACGGCTTGCGTTTGCGGTCGCCTGCCCACCCTGCCCCGCGATTGCGGCGGCGGTGCTCACGGCGGTCTGGTCCGCGCTGCGCGTTGCGCCGGATCCCGGCATAAAGGGCGGCATTCTGACTTGTCCCGGAGCGAAGCGAGAAAGCTGCGGCTCAAGGACGCGCAAGTCTGGAGCCTGCCCGGTGTTACCATACGCCCGGATTGCCCAAAACGCATAAGCCGCCCCTGCTGGCGCGTCCGCGTAGAAGTCCACAAGATCGAATGTTGATCGAGGGCCTGTCCCGGTGCCGATGGTGCCAAGGTTCTTAGTTATGCTGTTAGACGCGACCCAGCCCCCGGCAGCGTTTCGCCACTCGATGTAGCCAATTATCCCAGTTCCGGCTTGGAGGCCGCACATGGCAGACCAGCCGATGCGGTCACCCTGCTGCACGTTCAGGAATTGAGCGTGGTTGCCGCCTGAGACGTACGGGGCCCGAATGCGTCGATACTGGCTGTTCGCCGTAAAGGTTCCGCCCAAAATGCGAAGGTATGGAACATTGTCATTCGTGAGGTTGACCGTGACGGAATTAAGCGGGCCTGTTCCGTCAGACGCCCAGAAGTTTGCGTTCCCCCATTGATCGAAATACGGGTCTTGAATGGCGCTGCCGCCGACACCGACATAATTGTTATCGGCCGCGTCCTGCGCAGCGGTAGCGCCCCATCCTTGGCCAGTGATTGCCGCCGCCGTACCTTGTGAAGTCACAATCACTGGCTCAGTGGCCACTGTCGTCCCGTCAGCTAGGAATAGGTCAGTGCCGATGGTTGCACCATTGGTGCCAACAGGGCCGTATTGAGCATTTCCGCCCGCCGTGAACTCGTCCCAAGCAGACCAAGCAGACTGACGCAAACCAGCTCGCGCACGAACCCTCACGACGTACTTCTTACCGGGTAGCAATACCGTCGTTGAGACGTATTGCTGGTTCGCAGGGATCTTAAAATCTTGCTGACGGTTGTTTCCAGCCGGGGCTCCTGCCCCGTTGCTCTCGTCAATCTGAATGTCGATGTCTACTGGACCGAGGCTCCACTCAGTGTGATTGAAGCGGCAGCTTGAGAACGTATAATTCCCGAATGTATAATCAAAGGTCTGAAAGGTGACGACCGGAACAGGGATCGCCGGAGGGCTGTCGTTTGTGTCGCCCGTCGGAGTGTCAACCTCCTGCTCATGCGTTGCCGGGTTCCATGCACTATCAGCTGGATCGACCTCGACCGCGCTGATCATGACTTCCATCGTCTGAGGGTTCAGTTCGGGTGGCTCAATTACCTCGAAAACTTTGCCGCCCGGGAAGCGCGCCCCGGTTCGCGTGAACCAGTCGCCCTCTTCAAGCTCGATGCAACGGGGCGTGTATGTGCCAGTGAGCGTCGCCTGACGCCGCTCGCGGTTCACGAACAAGCGGGCAAGCCGTTGAGCCCGAGTTGGGCTCGTCTCAAATGGCAAAGGAAAGTTGAGCCGGGTCGTCTCGCCGCCGTCCTCAGTTTCCCATACTGTGTCCTCGACTGCCGGGTACTCGGCAGGCTGATAGTTGTTTGCCGGGTCTTGGTATGACCCAGACGCGGATCCTACCAGTTGACCCCAAGACCTTTTCGGATCGTAGATCTCAGTTCCTTCCGCCATAAGGTCATCATCGGTAATAGTCAGAATGGATGACTTCGCATCGTGGCTGATCGCGCTCACCTTGCCGCCAAAGTCTGCGGGCCGACTATCCATCGCCTTGCAAATTTCAGTGATAATGTCCGCATGAACCTGATCGGCCTCAAAAAAACCGTTCAGAGCATAGCGCTGCTCGGTGCCACCCAGATTAAGCGAAACGTTTTCCTCGCAAAGGTTTGCAAGCGCCGCAAAGCGATCGTATGGGACGTCAGCATAATCTAGGCCGACGCCAATTCTCGGTCGGCTCATTCCCGGCCAATAATTTCCTAACAGGTAATGATCTAGAGCGACTGCTGGATTGTTACTCAACTCCCATGTGGAAGGATCGTTCAGGCGATGCGTTCCAGTGCCGCCCTGAGTGCTATCCTTGCGGCGATCATAGAGCATAGCCCCATCGGTAATGAAGCTCATTTGAGGAGGTCGTGGGACCGTGTCTGGATCCCATGTCGCCTCGATAATCACATAGGCGCATCCGGTTCCCTTGTAGTCCGCAGTTACCTCGGCAAACTCCGCGCTCAAGGCCGGGTTCGCAGACTGCCCGACGCGCCCGTCCATGTAGTGAATGCGCATCCGCTCGTCGGGGCTGTTGAACTCAGTAACTTGAACCGATTGCCCGTGGTTGAGCGTTCCTTGCCATACAGACCGCCCGTCGGCCCAGATTTCTCGCAGTGGACCCATCGGCCCCTCGCCGAGGTAGATCACCATCCAAAGGTTTTGGTTCTTGTGGCCATTGGTGAACCAATCAACGAAGACGCCAGAGTTCGCTCGCCGCCCGACTTGCATCCGCCTCGGCAAGTCAGGCGCTATACCAAGCTCAAGCATTCGCCCTTGATTGGGAAGCTCGCGTTGCTGAGAGATGTATGCGTTGACCCCGGCAGACGCAGCAAACAAAACAGCGGCGTTCCAGATCTTCGCGCCGACGACAATTGAGGTCGTGGCCGAGGCCCCGAACCAGCTGCCAATCGTTACCGCCGCCTTGATACCCGCCATGACAATTGCCTCTGCCATCAGATACGGAACCCCCGTTTCGCAAACTTCAGATTGACCTGTATCAAGCCATCGGTGGAAGGAGCAACCGCATAGTGACCAAAAACGACGCCAATGAATTCGCCGGCCTCGCCATCGCAGAGCACAATGTCCCCTCGTCGGCACTGCGTCGGCGCACAAGGCGCTGTGCGCGCTGCAATCATGTCTTCTAGGCAATCATAGCCAGAACTCTTTATCACGCGTGCTGCCCCGATTGCTGTCGAATAGCGGCCCCTTTCCGCTTCAATGAGGTCCACGCCAGTCATTGCCAAAACGCAATCAGCCGCGAACGTGGCGCAATCTGCCCCGTTCCAATCGTGGGGAGTGTCCTTCCAGAGGTCGCATACCTTTGCAAGGCGCTGAGGCCAGTCAACACAGCGCTCAAGCATTAGAAGCCCCGAAGGTTGAATTGGCTTAGATCGAAGCCGCCCAAGCCGCCAGAGTTGGATCCGCCCCGGCCATAACCCGGCACTTTCGACCACGAGAGACCGAACGGAATTTGCTGATCCTGTTTCTTGGTCATGTTGCGGAACATAGTGTCGGTGCCATCACGCCGCTTTTGGTCGCTCGCGCTGACCGTTTGCAGGTTGCGCTCTTGAGCTCGAAACACGCCGCTTTCACAGGCAAGGGAGATTACAGCCTCCTGCCCCTGATTTGACTGCACGGTGATCTTGTCGGCCTTGCCGCGCCACTCATAAAACGGGTCGATTACAGAGCCGTCAGTTGTGTCGATAAGCAGGCCGATAAACCGCACTGGCCTCTGGTGCCATGTTCGGCTCAGAAGCAAGCCGATGAACTCGCCCGTGTCGTTCTCATGCCCGCCATCAAATTCCAGAGTGAAGGTTTCGGGAACCAGTGTCTTCGACAATGGGATCCCGCTAGGGATCCGCCACTTGTTGGGAGCCGCGCCCCAGAGGCTTCCATCGTAACTGAGATCGGTTGACCATGTGTTGATCCGTTGAGCGCCCTCATCGGGGGTTATCTCAAACAGGTAAGCGACCGCGATAGTCTGGTTCTGAAGGGCTGCTCTTGCGCTTGCTGTAAGTGGTCGTGGCATCAGTAAGTCGGCTCTACTTGTCTCGCCTGAAATGACAGGGTCTTCTTTGGATCGAAAGGATCGCTCATGTTAACCGTGTTCGCCATCAAACGGAAGTAGCCGCCCGCGTCTACAATCTCAGGGCTGCCCGACCCGCTAGGAGCCGGAGGGAAGCAATCAAAATTATTGCTCCCGTTGCTTGCCGTGAGCTGGACGACCGCCCTGCCCCCTGCCCCTGCATTGTATGCGATCATGTCGCCGACTTGTGCAGCCGGGGAAGCATTGACGGTGATTGTGCCATTACCGCCCGCCGACACTGTGCAGGAAGACGCCCCGCCGCGCGGGTTTCGCTGCATCGCGCGGAAAGCCTTAAACGGCGACTTAGACCCCCGGCGACGAGCTATCCAAGCAGTCAGCTCGCGCCACTCTGCATCGGTTAGATTGGCGTACTCGCAGGCGATCATCCAGTATGGCTTACCAAGCTCGACCACGATACCGCCCGAATTCGAGAACGGATTGGTCTGGCGCTCCATAGGCGTCCACTGCATTCGCTTGAGACCAGTTGTCAGGAATAATTCATTATCAGCCAAATCGGCCCCTCCGCTGTGAGCGCTGCACTTCGGTCTGAACCAGTTTTGGCAGGTTCGCCGCGTGAGCAGCTAAATGCTGTTGAGCGATCGCAACGAAGTCGTCAGTGACATGCCCCTGCACAATCAGGTTCGCGTTGACGACAACCGGAGCCATTGCTGACCCGCCCGTTTCTTTCACGACCGCCCCATTCGGAATGATGTGACCTGATTTGCTCGGCGTGAAAAGCTCAGGGCCTTCCTCCCCCACAATGTAGGACTTGCCGCTCGACACTGGACCGCCGCTGGCACGGAAGCCGTCAATTAAGCTGGAAAGGATGCCGCCGCCACCACCGGGACCGCCTGAGAAGATGCTAAACAGGCTGTCCATGAGGCTATCCATGGCTTTTTCCATACCGGCGACGGCAGCGCCCCGAATGCCGTCCTCGAACGCCTTGCCCCAATCGCCCTCAACAATGGCCTCTTTCATTGACCGCTTAGTGATTGATTTGAGATCCGTAGCGTACTCGGTGAGCAGGCTGTCGTCTTGCTTCTTCTCATCGCCTCGGACCTTGAAGTCGCCAGCGTCTTTGAGTTTCTTTACGCGGCTGGTTGCAATGTCCAGCGCCTCCTGATCACTGAAACCGTCCCGCTTCAGGTCTGCGATTTCCTGCTCCAGACGAAGCTCCTCGCGGAGAGCCTCGACCTTATCACGGGCGAGCTGGATCGCGGTCTCGTCCTCTGCCAGCTCGGCTTGACGAAGCTGCGCACTGGCCAGCTCAAGATCGAATGAGGTCTGGTCGCTGGCCTCCTTGAACGCCGACTTCACATCATCGGCGGCCTTGGCCACCGCGCGGAACTGCTCAATGTCCTGATCGCTCCACACTTCGCCGCCCGCTTCCTGTATGTCCAGGAGCGCGCGTTTAAGCGCATCCAGCTTGTCGGTCGTCGTGCTGCTCTCTTCCCCGGCGAGCAGCAAAGCGGCCCGGTATTGGTCAAGATCCGACACATTGTTGAGATCGTCATTTAAGGCCCGCACAGAGGCGTTTAAGGCGTTGATGCGCTTGTTGTACTCAATGACCTCTTCATTGCCCTGAACGTCCCCTGTCAGCACGGAGAAGACGTTACCCTTGCCGACCTGAGACTGAGCGAAGTCACGGTTCTTGACCAGCTGATTGCGCTGGTCTTCTAGCGCATCCTGCGTCGCCCAGATTTCCTCACGCTTGCGCGACTCTGCGTTCCGGGTGCGGCGCATCTCAATCTCAATGGAATTGATCGCTGCCAGCCGCCCCTGATCGGTGCGCTTCATGGCCTCTTCTAGGTCTGCCTCCAGACGAATGCGTTTGCGGAGAATGTTCTCCAGCTCACGGATCTGGTTCTCGTACATTTCCTCATTCGAGGCAGGTCCGGCAATGAAGTTGTTGAAGCCCTGCAAGGCGCTCGTCAGGCTGCGCACCTTCTCTTCTGCCTCGACGGATTTACCGATGGTGATCATCAGCTCCTCCCATGCCGAGGTGAACTCCTTGACCGCGCCGAACAGATTATCGGTCAGCGTCTCAGACATTCCATCGAGGGTGCCGGTCGCATTGTCAGTCTCTTTGTTCAGCTCTTTGAACTGGTCAATCTGGCGCGAAAGAATGGTGATGCCGCCAGCCGCCCGAGCTTGGAAGATTGCCGTTGCGTCGGACGCCGAGATGTTCGCCTTTGCCAGAGATTCAAGGACAGGCACGAAACCGCGCACCTCCACGTTGAGATCCGCGTATGTCAGGCCATACCGGGCGAGCAGCTTCGTCCCCTTCGGCGTCTCCTTGTGCAACTGGACGAGCGCCTGTCGCAAACCAGTACCCGCCGCCGAGCCTTTGATGCCGTTGTTCGAGAATAGACCGATCGCGGCAGCCGCCTCCTCCAGTGAGACGCCAAACGCCTTCGAGAGCGGCGCGGCATAGGCCATCGCGTAACCCAATCCCTGAATGTCGGTATTGGATCGGCTGGCAGTCTTGGCCAGCACGTCACCAACCCGGCCCGCCTCGTCCGCCGTGATCTGGAAGCCTTGCGCCACGTTGGTCATAATGTCGGACGCGGTGCCGAGATCGAGGATCCCAGCCTGCGCTAGTTTTAGCGTCGTCGGAATGTTCTGAATGATCTCATCAACTGCGAGGCCGGCACGTCCAAGTTCGGCCATGCCCTTTGCCACCTCAGAGGCCGAGAAGGTGGTCGTCGCGCCAAGCTGGCGAGCGAGCTTTGTCAGCTTCTCAAAGTCCTTGCCCGTGGCCTGCGTTACCGCCTTCACCTCGGACATGGTTTTTTCGAACTGCTGGAACTTGGCAATCGCGCCAACCGTCACCGCTCCAGCGGCAACGGCTCCGAATGTTATGATGGCGCCCTTCGCGCGGCTGATCGAGCCAGCCATGGTTTCGGCTGCCAGCCCGGTCTTCTTGAACTCACCCCGGATGCGGCGGTTTGAGCTCATGGCCTGCGCTTCGGCCTGACGCATTTCTCTGTTGAAGCGGTACGATGAGCCATCAATCTCGATGGTGACTGAACCTACAGTGGTCATTCTTCAATCTCCCGCTCTGCTCGACCGACGCCGAGGAAGGATTTCAGTTTTGCGATACTGGTCTCTTCGTCCTGTATCTTATCCTCGTAACCAATCAGGATGGTTTCGAGAGGTGGAATGCGGCCTGCTCGCTGGAGCTTGGCATTCGTGTGGGCGACGGTGAGTTGCCAGTTCATGCGCCCCTTGAGAGACTTAACGGCCTGTGCGCTCTCCCATGGGGTAAGCTGCCAGAACTCTAAGACTGAGACGCCTGCTTCGAGCGCTGCTTGAAGGGCCAGACGAACGAAATTATCCGGCTCACCAGCTTTTTTTCGGAGCCCTCTTCGGCATCCTCCTCTTCAAGGATGACCTCGCCTCCGTGCCACGAATAGAGCCATGACGCCCGAATGGCCTCGCGGAGTGGATTGATCGGGAACGTCCAGTCCTCGACCTCTCGAAGCGTGACACGTTCGTCCGTCTCCACATGCCAGCAACAGATCGCTGTGAGATGTTGCAATGCATCCAGATTGCCACCGTCACATGCGGAAGCCACTTGCGGCATGAAGCCTTCGAGGCCCCATGCGTCCTGCATTGTTTTGATCGAGCCCCAATTGATACGAACCTCAATGTCAACATCGTTCCATTGAAGGCGTACCCGGCCCCGATAATCGGGACCGGATACCTGAACGTATCCTTCGCCGTCATAAGCCATTAGACCGCCGAGTGAGTTACGGCTCCCGTGAGCTTGATGCCCACATCGACTGTCAGGATCTGACCGATCTCAACGGGCTCACCAAACGACTTAATCAGAGCTTGGAAAGTGTGGTACTCGCCATCAATGCGAGCGCGAAGATCGACCGCCGCACCGCCAACTGCTGTGCGAAGATACTGGAGCGCCGTGTCGAGCGGCTTGTTGTGAAGGCGGATCGAACCATCGTTCGCGTCTTTGAAACCATTCACATACTCGCGCTGATTGCCAGTGCTGTCGGCGTCGGTGGCGTCGAGTTCTTCAGCCTCGATGTTACCAATGTCGAAGGATAGAACGCCGGGAATGTTGAGCCATGTCGTACCACTATCAGTGGAGTATTCCATGCCCCAATTGCCGGATTTTGCTACAATTGCCATCTAGGTCTCCTTGATGAGCTGCCGGACGCGAAGGAGTAACCCGTCGACTGACGGGTCCGAAGTAGGTGCAGCTTCCGGCCCGGATACGGAAAGCACCTGAAAAGTTGAGCCATCGATAACCTCAACAGGCCAACTTTTCATCGCAGAACGGACCGCCTCCCCCGCCTGCAACAATTTCAAATTTGATCCATTTGGAACAGAGAAAATGCGGATCACGCTGTCGGTCTCTCGGTACTCGTCTGAGGCCGTGTCATTCTCCACACTCGTAGCTGGCAGATCGATCAGGATGGTAGGGTCGGGACCAAGCTCGTGATCCTGTGGCATGGCAGAGGAAAAAATAGCCTTACCGCCGCCGACATAGTTAGCGACGAGATCGGTAACAGCCGTTACGGCGTTAACCCGTGTGTAGATTGCCCCCTGCGTGTCCAGCATTGTCAGCCCCGTTTAGCACCCCTTTCAAATGCGCGCATAATTGCCAATCGATACTTTCCTAGCAGAAGTGCCATGAAAGGACGAGGCTTGATTTTCTCAGTCCCGTATTCGAGCGGCGCGGCGTATTCTTTGTTTGCCGATACCGTGCCGACCCAACCATCCGCTTTGCGTGACACGTCAGCGGCCAGAGAACGCCGGAGGGCGCCTGTATCTGATGCCGGAGGGTCACCCGGCCTAGATGCCCTACTCATGCCCCCTCCCCTTAGCTCGCCCTTACCGGGCTGGCGTAGCTCTTCATTAAGCAAACGCCGCCCCTGTTCGGCAGCGGTCCGAACGCCAGCAATGAGCTTTTGTTCGGTGATCTTGCCGACCTTTGCGTGATCAATCTTGATCCGCCCCCGAGTGCGAGGCTTGACTGGCATTAGCCGTTACCAGCGCTGATCGAGTAGGTGTTTACAGTGAAAGGCTGACCAGCCGCAAAGTTGGTGTTCGAGACATTCATGTCGCCGCCAGATTGAGCAACGGTCCCTTGAATGTGGCAGACCGTGCCGCCGCTATCGTAGACGCGATAGTGACCCGCAACGCCGCCTGCATCAGCCGAATTGTCTTCCCATGTGCCGGATTTGGCTTTGGTGCCAGCGCTCGCCGCTGCGAGCCAGTCGGAAGGAAGGTTGATCGTGGCGAGAACGGAGCCGCTGTCCGCTGCCGCACATGAGGCGGGCTGACCGCCCGTTCGAATGCGCATAATCGGCGTTGTGCCAATCACGGTTTCGATGGCATCGAGCATCGCATTGCGCACCGCCTCTGAGAATTGAATTGCCATTTAGGAGCCCCCTTTCAGGATGTGGTTGGATGGTTTTCGTTGAGTTTGCCGTTTTGGTCAATCATGCGCCTATCGCCGTCTTGTAAGCCTCGACGGCATTGTAGAGCGAGAGAACCTGTGCCGTAGAAAGCGCCTGACCGAAATACGCACAGAGGATCCGCTCGTCGCTGTCCTTGGATGCCGTGCCAATCAGGTCGATTATAGAGCTTGTGTCCAGCGAACCGCCGGAACCTGTTTTTGTCTGAACGCTCACGCCGTTATAATAAAACTCCCGGTCCCCGCCACCTGTGCCACGATGCACCATGACCATGTGGTAGGGATCATTCACAACCCGGTTGGTATAGTTGTTTGCGAAAGTAACCTCGGTCACGCGGCCAAACGGCGCACTAAAATCACAGCGAAACCATGTCTTATTGTCCCTGATCCTAGAAGCGCGCGTGGAGCCGCTTTCGTCCAGCTTCACGAAATAGTTTCCAAATGTCAGGTTGCCCAATGTCGCCCCTGTCAGGCTGACCGCCTCCGCGACAAACGCTCCATTGCCAGACGGGTCTGACTCCGTGTCGTAATAGCTGTCATGGACGATTTGCGCATTGTTCGTTTGAGCCAATAATTTCGTCGGCTGGATCCAATTGCGAAGGCAGGCGTCATCATCAGCTCCGATTATGCAGAACCAATCAAGAAGAGCAAAGATCCCCTCATCGACCATAACCGCCATAAGGTCGTCGATCGCGGTCTGACGATCAACCGTTTGAGTGTTGACCATTTCGTTTAGGAGTGCGGTGGTTTCCGCTCTTAGCGGGCTTGTCTCGGTGAGCGTCCCATCACTGGCCCCGGTGAAGTTGTCCAGTACAGGACTAGCGTCCGCCTCAATCGGGAGGGTAGCATCGGCGCTTCCAGTGAAGTCGTCCATAATGCCGCCATGCTGGCCTTCCAGTACAGCCTCACCAATGGCGGTTCCGACAAAATCATCAAGGATCGCACTGGCAGAAGCGAAGTTGCGGATCGTCGCCTCTGAGCTGCCAGTGAAGTCCTGTAAGGTTGCCGCTGCCGTGGCTTCAAGATCGCCCTGCCCCCCGGCAGACGCCCCAACAAAATCGTCCACGGCAGCGGCGTGGACACCCTCAATTGACAGTTCGGCATCAGCAACCGAAGTGAAGGCATCCAAAGTGGCGGAGGCATCGGCCTCCAATGCGGGCTCACCTGTGGCGCTCCCGGTAAAGCTGACAAGCTGCGTGGTCTGATCGCCAGTAAGCAGCGGCTCGCCCTCGGCGGCGCTTGTGAAGGCGTCCAAGGTCACGTTGGCGTTGCCTTGGTTATCTGATCCCGCGCTTGCGGTGGAGGTGAAGTCGTCTAGGCTCGCAGAAGCGTCAGCCTCAATACGGGCTTCCGCGGTCGCTGCCGAAATGAAATCGTCAAGCGGGGAGCCAGCGGTCGCCGTAATGGTTTGCTGCGCAATGCTTTCAACCGAGAAGGCGCTGATTAGCTGCGCCGTGGCATCGGCGGTGATTGGTAGCGTGGCGTCCCCGGAAGACGTGAAGTCCTCCATGGTGGATGCGCTCTCGCCTTGCTTGGTTAGCTGGCCTTCAGAGGTTGCCGTGAAGCTGTCCATCTGGACGCTGGCATCGGCCACGATCACAAACTGGCCAAACGCGCTCCCCGTGAAGTCATCCATCTGCGCCGAGGCGTCAGCATCAATCTTCACAAACTCCCCGACCGAAGACGAGAAGAAAATCGCTACGCCGACACCATCGGCGGTGATCGCTGGCAGCTCTGCCGCGTCCTCCGTGGTCGGCCTGCCCCGCGCCTCATAAACGGCCTTCCCGGGAACGGTTTTAACATTAGTGAGGACGAAGTATTGAGACTGATACCGGACCACGTCTCCGGGGCTTGGCTCGATGTTTAGGCCCTGCCCCTGAATAATCACCATGCGATCCTGTTCGGCGATCCCCATAACCGCCCGCAACCGATCGCTGTACTCCGTGACAATGCCCCGGCAATTGATAGCGCCTAGGACGCGTACATTGCCGCCCCTACCGTCCGCTGCGTTGCTCTGGCTATAGAAGTATTGCAGGTCCTCGAAGATCAGGTTCCCCACATTGGCAACCGTGTCCTCTAGGCTGGCCAAAAGGTCCGGCGTTGCGGTGACGGTCGTGGCCAGATCAAGGCCCCAATCGCTCGTGTCTGGATGCACCTCGCATTCGTAGATCGCATTGCTTGGAACGGTCTCAACCTTGATGATCTTCCAAGAGGCGCCATCGATAGCCACATAGTCTTCGGCCTTGGGGGTGTGCGGTATGTCCTTGCCTTGCAGGATCAGGAGCCTAGCGTCCTCCGGTATGGACCGCAGGTAGCGCAACTCATCGCTAAAATCTGTCACCTGCCCCTTGGCGGTGTATGTCTCCCAAGACGTAGTAAAGCCGCCCCGTCCATCTGACGTGCGGCCATTAAATCGACGCAGGGTGTATTCCTGAAACAGGGAGCCTGCTGCGCTGGCGATAATGTCGGGAAGGCGGTTGATCACACTCATGGGGTTAGACCCTCACGAGCGGGACACTCCTGATGCCACTGCTTACGGTCCGATCTTTGATGTATCCAGCGAGCAGGCGATCTACCGCTTGCATCCGCTGGCTCTCACCGGGCTCTGACCCGGCCTCAAATTCAACTTCCACTGATCCGGCCTTGACCTTCTTCACCTCGGCGGCGGTTTCCAAATCGAGAACACGGCCTCCGTTGGCCTTGGCAATGGCCGCTAGCTCCGCCTGTGCATAGCCGATCTTTGCCGGGGTGCTATCGCTGGCGATCAAGCGCCCGTCTTTGTCCTTGGCGTTGATCCGTGGCCATGCCAGCTCCTGAGTGTCGGAAGCAAGATCGCCGATCCACTCATAAGTGCCATCCATGTAGTCTCGCGCGATGGTCAGGTATCCCTCAACGGCGGTCTGACCGTCCGCCCCGAACGGGTCTAGGCCCCGCTTAGCGAAATAGGTCTCAGCATCATCAAAAGAAATGTAACTTTTTTCGCCTGTCGAGAGAGTAACCATCGCGCGCTCCTACGTCCCCACGTTAGGCGGAAAGGGCGGCAACCGCCGCTGTCATGACCGTGTTCACGTCATCCTTGGACTTAACCGTAGAAGGGTCTTGGATTTCCATGCGCGCGGCAACCTCTTTGGCGAGGGCGAGCAGTTCAGCCCATGGTAACTCTGACCAATTTGCCGGGATTTCCAAAGTGGCCTCTTCGACCACTGGCTCCGGCTCTGGTTCAGGCTCCGGGGCGGGTTCTGGATCAGGGGTGGGCTCAGGCTCATTTTCAGGCCCATCAGGCGCGGTTTCGGGCTCAGGGGGCGTTACCACCGCCTCAGGCTCAGAAGGCGCGTCCTCGGCCACCTCTGTCAATTCTGCGGGGTTTTCGCCCTCGTAAGCGGCCTTGCCTTGAGCCCGCAACTGTTTAACGGCCTCCGACGCAGGGATGCCGCGAGAAACGAGAGTGATCAGGGCAAGTGTTGCTTGGCGAGACATAGCGGTTCCTCAAATCTGTTTCGTGAAATGGAGAGGGCGGGTTGGGTGGGAGTGGCCCGCCCCCTCCGGGGAGAGCCCCGCATTATCAGCTACGGGGCGTCCGGTTAGTCGTTCACTTGGATGAACGACAATGGGATTTGCTTGCGATCCCAGATGCGGTTCCAGTTGCTCGCCGTGGCCAGCTCTGCAAGCGTGGCTGATTGACCCGCAACGGAAGCTGACAGGAAGTCAAATCCGAATGGGTGGATCAGATCAGAACGGCGAGAGTGCAGGATCGTCTGACCGCCGCCTGAACCAGCGTCCGGCTTACGGTCCAGCTCAGATGGTGTCTCAACCGGACCCTCGGCCATGCCGATAGCGCCCGCGCCAAACATGACACAGGTATAGGTGATACGGTTAGAACCAGCGACCGCTGGCAGGCTGTCATCCACGATCACGCGATACCCAAGATAGGTCGGGATTTGGATTTCAGAACGGGAGCCCGGAATGAACTGGATTACGTTCTGGCGCTGCAAACGAGTGTAGATGTTTGAGTGCATGGCGATAGCTGTAAGCTGGAAGCCATGGTCGCCCATGGTCTGCTTCGCAGAGAGAACCACGTCCGGCGAGATACGCTCAGCATCGGCAACAGCGCCCGCACCATCGGTGGCAACAGTGGTCAGCATGTCAGAGCTGTCATTGGCCACGTTGTCAGCAAGGATGCCCATGCAAGACTGAATGATCCGGCGCTCGTTTACGGTCGCCCAATACTGGCCAATCTTGGAAGTGATCGCCCCGGTAGGGTCTTGCAGGCCAAGCTCAATCGCAAGGTCCATTGTTGACCAAGACTGGTTCTGAGAAGCCAAGCGATACTTTTGCTTCTCGGAGCTGATTTTGTTCGGCGTAGACGATACGTCCGGATCGTCCGTGCTGTAGTTCGGCTCTGGTGTGCCGAGGGGCTGCATGTTGGTGATCTCACCAATGTTGCCGCCTGTTGATACAAGCGATTGCAGGAACCCAGATCGAACGGCAACGCCGCTATCGATAAACTTGTTGAGCTCAATTTGCGCACGAGCGGCGAGGCCCGCAAATGGGACTGGATTGTAAATGTCCGTTAGTCGTACAGTGGCCATTAGGGCCTCCTAGGTCGTGAGCTTATGCGGCAGTTTCCCAACCCATCCTGATCGCAAAGCTCCGTGCTGCCACGGGGTCCTTGCTCAAGAGGGCAGCGTAGTGCGCGCT